GCAAGGCTGAACTTGCCCTTGCTCGCCGTGGTCGGGAACACGTCGACGGAACCCGCCGTGCCGCTGGCGCCGGCGTCGAAGTCCGTCGCGTTCACCGCGTCGAGGTTGGAGCTGGCATCGGCCACGAGCGCCTTCGACGCTGCGAGCGTTCCGGGCGTCACGCCGTCGAGCACGTCCACCTCGGCAATCGTCAGCGCCGCCGTGGACAGCGCCACATACGCCGCCGCTGCGCCGGGATCGGGAATGTTAACCGTCGTTCCCTGTCCCATCGCGTTGGCGTTGAGGGTGACCGTGGTGTCGCCCGTCTGATCGGTGCAGGCAAGGCTGAACTTGCCCTTGCTCGCCGTGGTCGGGAACACGTCGACGGAACCCGCCGTGCCACTGGCGCCGGCGTCGATGTTGACGGCGTCGAGGTTGCGGAAGTCGCCGATGTCCTTGTTGGAATCGACAACGACGCCCTTCGAGGCGGTCACCGTGCCGGCGGTCACACCGTCGAGCACGTTGATCTCCGCCGCGCTGGCGGTGACGCCGAGAGCGGTGAGCGTGAGCTCGATCTGCGCACCGATGACCGGGCTGATCTGCAGCCACCCGTCGTCGGTGTCTTCGTAGCCGACGAGGATTCCGGCCACGACAGAGTTGCCGGGGTCGGTCTCGTCGAACGTCTGGTCGTCGACCACGTACATGAGCGTGCCGCGCATCGCTGCCGTGATCGAAGTCGCGGCGAACCGCGCGATGCCCTCGCGGACTTCGCAGTCCTCGTCGCCATCGCTGCCACCGCTGTTGTCGACGTACTCGGCCGCCCAGCCCACGACGATCAGATCCGCCGTGTCGGACGCGGGCACAAGAAACCCGTCGGTGTCTAAGGCCACCATGCCGCCCTTGTAGATCGTGGTCGAAGCGGCAACGGGGTAGTTGAAGAGACCGATCTCTTTGCGGTGAGTGTCTCGGTCTGCTGCAAGTGCTGCCATGCTGTGGGACTCCTTTCAAACGAGCTCGGAGAGCTCGCAGTGGTAATTGGGTCAGGGGTTCTGGGTAATTGGGAAGGTCAAGGGCCCGTTACCCTTGCGCCTTCTGCTGCGCGAACCGCTCGTGCGGCACGCCGAGGCGATCGGCGGCATCCCGCTCGATCTCGGTGAGTCCGTGGGTCGGCGTGTCGCCGTCCTTCTGGGTCCGCGCGCTGAACTCCACGACGTTGGGCAGCCCGTCGACGAACGCGGCCAACGTCTCCGCGTACGTCTGCTTCGTGCCGCCCTCGGCCGCGAACTCCTCGACGCTATTGCCGGGCGCGTGCAGCAGCAGATACTCCAGCGCGTCCTTCTGCGCGGGGAGTACCTTGCCGTCAGCGCTCCACTGCTCGAGCTGCGCCTCGGTGTCGCGCTTGACGTCTGCGGCGATGCGCTCGGCTTCGCGCTGCTGCGCGGCTTCGAGCTGTTGCTTCAGCTCGTCGCGCTCGCCCTCGACTGCCGAGAACTCCTCAGCGCGCTCGCCTTTGGCGGCTTCGAGCTCGCCTTGCTTCGCGGCAAGGTCTTCCTGCAGTTGTTCTACGGTTGGCATGTCTGTGTCCTCATTCGTGGACGCGCTCGGGGAGTCGGGCCCGTGTTGATCGGTCGGATCGGACGGATCGGTCGGATCTGTCCCATCACTTGGGTCGGGCGCGCCGTCACCGGCGGGCGCGACATAGTCGTCGGCTTCATAGCAGACGACCTCTTCCGTATCCTCGGCGGCGAATCGCTCGGCGAGGTTAAGACCTGGGATAGCTGGCGGCTTACGCGTCAGAAACGCCACGTGGTCGAGCGCGATGGAGAGCGGGCCTTTGGTTTCTTCGTAGCCGCTGTAGTTGTAGCGGATGCCACTGCTCACACCGCGGAACTTGTTCTGCTCCCACAGCGTGGCGATCTGCTGCGGAACAGCCGCGACGTCGGCCAGCAGCTTCTGCCCCTTGCGATAGAGCTTCGAGACGATGCCCGCCTTGAGCGCCGTGGGGTTCGTCGGGTGGTCTACGACATACAAGGGGAAGTCGCGGCCTTCGCTGAGCGCCTCGAAGTTCTCGACCATCTCGTCGAGCTCGGCGTCGCCATGGTCGCGCCCACGCCACTTGCCCGTGCGCAGGATCTCCACTCCGTTGATGTTGGTCAGCTCATCAGCCATCGATCTGCCTCCCGACAAACTCAAACTTCGTCACCTTCCCGCACGTGCAATGCAGCTCCACTGTGCGGGCGTTTCGTTCCCGGGTACGCGCCGCTTTGCGACCAGCTTCGCGACGGCGATTGCGAATAGCGGCCGCCTCCCGCTTGATCGCCTTGCTCTTGCTGGCGGCGTACTTCGAGGCGCGCTCACTGTTACCCAGCACCACTCGCACCGTGGACGCCGAGATGTCCAGTTTTCGGGCGATCCTCGCCACCATCTGCTTGTCGGAAGGGCCTGTGTCGCTCATCTTCTCACCAGGCGCGCAGAACGCGCAGTAACTCGTTTGTTTACTATTTGGGACTACATCGTTGCGGGTTGGGCACTTCCTGGCCGTACAGGCGAATCTCGCGCTTCATGTCGTTTTGCCCTTCTCTGCGCCTTTGCCCCTTGGCGCCTTTGCGTTAACCAGCACCCTCCGCTCCTTCGCCGACAGCTTCTTCTCGTTCCCTCCGAAGCCCGGCGGCGTCAGGTCCTTCGCGATGCCTTTCTCGGTGTCGCTCACATACTCGTCGTCTTCATCGGCAAGGAACGGCACCAGGTCGGAGCGGCATTTGAAGTGCAGCGCCGGCGTCATCGCGTCGAGGTCCGGATCGTCAAGCGCGAATACCTTCCCGTGCAGGTGTCGGCACTGCTCTGTCGTCTGCGAATCACGAATGGCCACGAACCGCGCGCCCTTCACAAAGTCCGGCGACTTCTCGGCGGCAGTGCGCAGCTCGTCGAGGCGTCCCTTCGCGTGCGCCTCCGTCAGGTTCGTGCGCACGATGGTCTCGACGCGGCCCTTGCTCAGCACGCCTTCGTCGATGATCTCCCCGGCGTTGTACTGGTCGACGAACCACGCCTGCAGCTTGCGCCGCGTATCCTGCCACCGCTCGCCTTCCTTCATCGCCTGCAGCAAAGCGCCCTTGACATACGTCAGCATGTCGTCGGCTTGTATGCCCGTCATCCAAAACGCCCGGGCCCGGAACCAAGCGAGCGCCTTCTCCGGCGGCAACGGCGCAACGGCGGCAATGTCCGGCGCGGCGAACTCGGCACTCACTGCAGACAGCATCCGCGCCGTATCCTGCCGCCCGAACACATACCCGCCCTCCATCATGTCGAAGATCGCCGAGTTGAGCTTCCCCTTGTACGGCAGCTCGAGGCCGAGCACGCCCTGAGTGTCCTGCTTCTGCGTCAGCGTTCGCGACTCAATCGTCCGCACGAGCTTGTCAAAGCAAGCCTGCACCTGCTCCGCGATCGCCACGCCAGCCGCGTTCTCGCGTTTCTCCAGTTCAGCCCGCGTCTGCTCGTATCCAAGCCTCCGCAACCAACCCGGCTGCGCCGCAAACTCTTCGTCTTCATCGCCCTTCTTTGCGCCTTTGCCTCCCTGCGCCTCTGCGTTCGCGTCTTTGCCCTGGTCTTCGCCCTGCTCTCCGCCCTGCTCCAAGTCCTTCCGCTCCTCCTCCTGTATCACCTCATCATCGCTCATCTCCGGAAAGCCGATCGAGCGGAAGTAGTGATTGAGCTGTTCCGGCGTCGGCCGGAAGCCGAGGTCTCGCTTGCCCTGTCGATACTCCGCCGCGTTCTCGACGGTCTCATCCATCGTGAGCGCGCCGATGTGCGCTCGCGGCAATAGCGCGTCGACGCCCCAGTTCATCCGCACAATCGGACGGAAGAGCTGTTCACGAAGTCCCGACTCTTCGAGCTCGATGGCCAACAGATACGCCGGCGGCTGTAGTCCGCGCGTCTGCGTCTCGCCCAACGCCCGGCTGCCGACGTCGCCACGCTCTCCCAACCCGCCGAGCTCCGGGTACTGCGCCGCCTTCGCGATTGCCTTGTCGCACCACTCGACGATCAGCTTGTGATCGTTGGAGATCGACCGCGCCACCTCTAACAGCTCGACCTCCATGTCGTCGGGGTGCACAATGGTCGAGCTCGCCTGCAGCGCGGCCAAACGCGACTCGAGTAACGTCTGCTCGGCCGTGGGTGTCCCCGGCGGGTACTTGCCGCGGCGCCACGGCTGGCCGAATCGCTCCAATGCCATCGGCCACAAGCGCAGCGCGATGTTCTTGATCCAGTACGGCCGGTACGCTCGCCGCAGAGAGGTCGTCCCCCAGGGGTCCGACCAGCGCGACCTCATGACGAGGTGAATCGTTCGCTCGGGGTACGGGAACGGGATCCCGTCCGGCTCAGTGCCGACCTTCTGGAAGATGCCGGTCACCGCGCCCGCATCATCCTGCTCGAACTCGATGTTGTGCGGCTTGCGCGTGCGAACGGCGTCGATGCCGATCTTGCCGCCCCACTTGCCTTCGGTGATTCGCTTCCACGTGATCTCCGAAGCGCTCATCCCGTACTCGTCAGCGGTCGCCAGTTCGCGGAGCATGCGGGCGAGGCTTCCGTGCATGTCTTCCATCGTCCACCGCAGGAAGTCGGCGATGTCTTCCTCCTGCGGTGTCTCGCCGGTGGGCAGCACTTGTATGCCCGCCGTGACCACATCGTCTTTGCGCTCTTCGAGGATCGGCCCGATCTGCTCGTCGCGGAGCATCTCGTCGATCACGCCGATCCCCTTCTTACCGATCAGGTCGTCGGGGTTGTAGACGCGGGTCCCCGTGCCATAGCTCACGATCGAGTCGCGCTTCGTGAGCGACGCGCGCCGGGCGAAGTCGCGCTCGCGGTCCTCTTCGGCCGCGTAGTGCTCCGACCACGACACTTCCTGTCCGCGGCGGTCGGTGACGATGATGCGTTGTGCGGTGTCGCTCATCAGGGAAGCTCAGCGTATCGGGCACGCAGGTCAGACTGGTACTGGCGCTGCTGGCTCATCTCGGTGACGCCCGGCTTTGACGCGCCGGTGTCCCACGCGGGTTGGGCGGTGAGGCGGTCGGCGGGGCCGAGGCGAACGGCCGTGCCCACTTGCTCCGTGCGCCCAAGTCGAAGCGTCGCCTGGTTCTCGTCGACCAGGTTCGCCATGGCTAACGCCATCAGCCAGTGATTCTCACAACCGCTGCTCTCGCGGTACAGGTGGGTACCGTCCGGCTGCTTGTCCTTGATCGCCATGCACAGGTGCTCCACGACCTGCGCAGTGAGCGGGTCGGTCTTCTCGCCGAGCATGAACGTGTGGTCTTCGAGGCTGTCGACCACGGCGTCAAGCAGCTCGGTACGATCGACGCCGATGGTGGGCACGTCTTCGCGGCCGCGCTTCTCGGTGCCGATGGTCGTTCGTCGGCCGCCTCCGCCGATGATGACGATGGCGCCACTGCCCACGGCGAGGCACATGTCTTTGGCCGTGCGTCGCTCCGGCATGGAGTCCACGCCGAACCGCGCGCCGAAGGTGCCCATGACGTGCGCGACTTCGCGCTCATCTTCGGTGTGGCCGGCCCACACGATGCGCTTGCGACCGTCATGTCCGACGCCGTACACGACGTAGTGCATCCCTTTGGCGGTGTCGACGCCGCCGACGTAGTAGAGGCTGGGCGGGTCATCGGTAGGCGCCTTGACGTACCCGTGGTTGCCGTAGCCCAGGCTCGCGGCGGTGATCGGCTTGCGGTCGCCACTGAAGGGGAACCCGAGAACGCTGATGATGAAGGCGCCCTTGGCCGAGAAGCTCGACTGAGCGCGCATCCATCGGTCGCCAAGCCGACCAGGCGTCATTTCGGGCCCCCAAAGCTGTGAGAACTGGTAGCCGTGCACCGCGCGCCCCGGATGCCTGGCGACCCACTCGCCTGGCAGCAAGCGGAACTCGTGCGACTTCTCACACTTGCCGTTCGGGCAGTGCTGCTCCCACGTGCCGCCCGGCAGGTCGACGCTGTAGCGTTCTGCCATTTCGTCGGCGGAGAGCAGTCGGATCTGCGGCCCGTCGAGCCGGTACCGCAAGCCGTTCGGCCACTCCGTTTCCGGGTTGAACTTGTGGCCGCAGCCGTCGCAGCCCAGCATCCAATACCGCTGGTCGGACTGCTGGAAGCTGGCGTCGATGTCCATGCCCTCGACGCCGGGTTGCGAGAACTCGCGCTCCCGGCCGCCGAAGCGCGATGCCATCAGTCGATCGGGGATGAACTCGACCAAACTCATGCCGAGCTCCGGGTCTTTGATGCGCGCCGCTTCCGACACCTCGT